GCTTGATGTTTGCCAATCAGCAAATAAACGACCACCCGTTGCTCCTGAATAGAGTCTTTTCCAAGAACGAGTCTTGGGTTTTCTTCTTAAGATATTGTTATACCATGCCATTAGAATTTAACCTTTACTTGATTTCCTGTTGATTCGCCTTTGCTTCTTCGTGAAACTTTGTCCTCATTAATTACCAGGTGTTTATAGTGTGAAAACCAATCTCTCAATTCTTGCGGAGACATTCTTGATAAAGAACGTCCTGCAATACTCATAGACATTTGATCGATACTTGCTCGGTTCTCAAGTGTTGCTTCGAGAGCATCAAACACGATTCGATTGTGTGATCTTGGGTCGCCTGTATCTGCATCTAGATTGGATTTAACAGTTACGACTCCTTTAGTTAAAACCAATCTTTCGCTTGAAGCATTGGTAATATATTCCTGGTAAGTGTAGTCGCCTTTTGTATATCCAGTTGTCGTAGCACTAGGAACATCAATGGTATAAAGACTTGTATCGCTTTCTGAAATAACAGAAGAACCCAAAGATATTTCTGTTGCCGAAGAAGATAATAGTCTGAATGAATACGTTAAAGTGTAATCAGCTCTTGGGTAGTCTGTTAAATCTCGCTTCCATAACCAGTTGTCCCCAACATATAGAACGTCAGGCACATTGGTTGGATAATTTACGGAATCGAATCTATTTGCCAATTTATGTCCTCTTGCAACTGCAAAAAGACGATAAGTGCCATTTGGGTTATGTCAATACTACTTCCAGTTATTTACAAAAGACTTCCTGGACCTTTTAGGTTTGCGTATTGATGGAGAGGAATTTGGATTCGTTCTTTTTATGGATTGATCCAGTGATTCTTTGTTTGTATTCGATGCGATTAAGTCCAGGTTGGGTTGTAATATATTTAAAGCCACTAACGAATAAACAAAAGTATCTAATGATTCATTCCGCTTGTATTGTTTGGTCCACACTATCGTTTTATTTCCTTTAACGTATTTAATCACTCTTTTTTCTGCTGTTAATTGTTTGAAGTATTCTTCATCACAAGTATTAGGAAAATGAATATAGCCTGGTCCTTGTGCTTCCACTTGCAACCATTGAAAGATAACTTCTTTAGCTGAATCAACTCCTGCGGGGAACAGTTGTATTCTTTGTCTGCCCGCTACTGTGGGTCTACCCGCTATTGGCTTAGAACTCTGGCTCTGGCCTTTGATCGCAAATATCCTTCTTCCTCTTCTGACTTTGACGTAGTTGTAAACAGAACTTGTTTGGTACCCCGAATCAATCGCAACACACGCAATCGGTAAAGAGGGGAGTGTGTCCCTGCTGTACCTTCGTTTTAAATAATCATCTAAGTCTTGCCACACTTGGTTCTGTGAAGTCTCGCCCCAGAATATCTGATAATCTAAAACATAACTTTGAGATTCAAGTCCCCACCCGATAACCTGCAATTCAATTCGATCATCTTGTATATCAGCTCCACCAGTAATAACTAACACATCATCGGGGACACAACTTTCATCGTAGTTTTCCCGTCTTGCCATTAAACCTTCTGATTCTATTTCCTCTCCTTCGTCAGTCCAACATTGACCCAGGCTAGTATTAACATACGTCTTTAATATCTCTGGGTGTCGTTTAGCTTCTAAGAAGTTAACTGCCATTGTCGCCCAGGTAGACCAAGGCGAGTACAGCTCGTTAATATGAAACCCTGCTGTCTTTTTTGTTTCTCCTTCGGCTCGCCATTCGCCATTTCTGATCATGGTTATCTTATGCTTCTCTTCTAAGAGCGATCCACAATGAACACAAACATACTTAGCTGTTTCGGGTTTATCTTCTTCCCATTTCACATTCGCCCATTCCAATACTTGCATTTCATTACACTCTGGACACGGAACCCAATAGTGACGTTGATCGGATTGATTCCATGCTGTCTGTATTCTTGACAGTCCATCGATAGTCGGAGTTGAAGCCATTACTATCTTTCTATTCCAGAATGTCGTTGTTCTTTTTAAAGCCAATGAAACGGGATCGCCTTCTGCTCCCGCACTTAACGGGAAACGATCTATCTCGTCTGCTAATAGAATCCTAACGGGTCTGCTTGCTAATCCACTTGCACTGTTCGCTCCCACGACTGCGATAAAGCCACCATCGAACTTCTTGTGTAAAACTGTATTCTCACTGTCCTTCGCTCTTGGTTCTTTTACTTTACCTTTTAAGACCTTACTGTTTTTGAGCATTGGACTTAATCTGTCCTTGCTCCACGTTCTAGCCATTTCTAAAGTTGGTTGCATGACCAGGACAGGGCAGGGGTCTTGCGAAATGTAATAACCGAGTATGTTGTTGAGTATTTCTGTCTTGCCTATTTGTGAACTGGACATAAGTACAATCGTTTCAATGTCACGATCCAACACAACGTCCATTATTTCTTTTTGATAGTTGGCTCGACTGGTTCGCCAGTTACCAGGTTCAGCACTAGACTCAGAACTTAATACTCTGTGCTTATCGGCCCAATCCGATACGTTAAGTTTCTGCGGTGGCTTGAATGCTCTCGCTGTCTGGTTCCATACTACCTCTAACGGATTCTGGTATCTCACTTCCTGCAAGTTCATTTAACACCTCGTATATTTCTTCATTAATTAATCCTTCAACCTCGGCATACGTTTCAAGTCCAACGACTTGATGTGCTACCTTCGATGGCAGATTTAAAAGTTTGGCTCGAACATTACTAACGAATGCAACCCAACCATTTCTTACTTCTTCTGCTTTTATCATTCCCCTGGTTATCACTTCGACTTCCATCTCTGCTTTATCGGCTTGAGCCTTCGTTAATCGGGTTTTTTCTTCACTAATAGACGTATCACTCCCTTTTGGGGACAGTCTAGCCTTAGTTCTAAGGAAGTTAATGTAAGCCAAACGTGAATCACGCAAGTTCATCTTTTGTCGCCCTCTACCACCAGGCAGTATGCCTTGGCTCTTTAGTTTTGAAACGTACTCCTGCGTGATGTCTAAATGCTCTGCAACCTTTTTATTAGTTACCAATTCTTCGGTCATCGAACTTAAACTTAGGTTTTAGTTTGAACTGAACCCAAACTGGTTCCAGTTTGCTGAACTGGTTTGGTTATTTATATTTAATCTTATTAAATCTCGGAATTGTCTAAGAAAATTCCGAGGTGCGAATAACCCGCATACTCGGCGGTTCAGAAAGGACCCGTAAACCTTATAGTATAAGGGTTTCAGAGAAAGGCTTATTTTTGGGTTCATTTTGCAGTCTTTATGGCTTGTGCTAAAGATATTTGCATCTTCCGCTTGAAATGAACAGCAACTATCTTGTTCGTATAATCGTAGTAATGGAATTTTTTTTGATATTGGGCCTTATCTTCAAAAGCTATCAATAATTTAACTGATTTGTTTTTGCCCTTGCCGTGTCTTTTCCATAATCCTTTTATGCCTTTTATTTCCCCTACAAAAGTATTCTTTGTGTTTCCTCTGACTTTACTTTGTTTGCCTGGGATATTACCGAATTTATTTACATTGATGTTCCTAGTGGGGATAAATAAATCTATTCCTTTCTTTGTTCTAGTCCCGCCGTCTATTTGATACTTTAAATAATTCTCGGCCCAATCGGGTAACTTAATTGTTGTGGTTAAGTCTCTCTTGGTACTGAATCTAATGTTGTAATAATTCCCTTTTAATGTCTTTCCCTTTCCTGGTGGATTAAATACTCTCAATGTTGATGCAGTTGCCCCGCCTTCAAATACTGTAGATGCCTTACGTTGTAGTTGTTTTAATACTAACTGTCCTGTTTGGTTTAATGCTCGACTTGTTGCAAAAGGTATTTGTTTCTTTTGAAAGTCTTTTAGTTCTCTCTTAAACTTCTTGACGTTTGATTTTATGTTGATTTCCATTTTTTATATATTTCTCCAAGGCGACTGATTCTTGAATGATAGATTATATTTAGCCGCCCATCGTCTTACTGTACTCTTCGACTTATCTAACTTGAGTGCAACATCGTGAAGTGTCTTACCTTCACGGATAGCTTCCTCAATGATCGTTTTTACTTCATCATTATTGTTACTAATAGTCATATTTAGAAACAGTAATTATTACACAAATTTTTTTATAAATTCTCATAATGTTTAATTAATCTTTTTAAATAGAACTCGGCCTTCTGTAAGTCCTGGATATTCTGACCCTTATACTTATGACGATGTATATACTTAACGATTGATCCTTCCAGGTAAGCAGGGAATTGATCGCCTAATTGTTGCTTGATGTAATCAATACACTCAATAGTGCCTTGATAGTGGGGTGGTTTATTAACTAAATCTATCATTTCTTTCTCCTATACTGTAAAACTCGACACTGGCCCCATGTTATCGATCTCTTCTTGACTTGTTGGTTCGATAACTCGACCACCTAATTCTTTCTTAATCTTCATCATAAAGACCCAATTATCAGCAGGGATTAATCTAAATATCTCTATCAATGACACTACGCAAGGCTCTGGGTTCTCATTCCTAGACATGGCGACTGCTTTTGCATAGTAAGCATCATCGCAAACGATTAAGAACTTGGTGTCAGTTCTCTTGTAATAAAAGCTCCATATATACCCATCTAACTCTATATGCCCTCGATCTTTGGCATTCTGTTCGCACTTATCCAGGCCACGCAACATACCTTCTGCATTCTGGATAATGGTTAAGTAATTAACACCTGCTCTACACTCATTAAACTTATTCTCCATGATCTCTAACCGATTCTTTAAATCCCCATCTATTAGGTTAGGGAAGCGATA